TTCTAACGTGTCGGCCCGATTCGGTTTATATAAATTAAAATTCGAAGTGTAGGCTGGCATTAGATTTCACTCCATTTCTTTGCCCCAAACTCATCCCAGTTGAGCGTTTTGATAATGGTAGGGTGTTTGGCATATTGTTCATAGCCTGGACGTTTCGAGACAAATCCTCTGCCAATTACCGCGTTTTCTGCTTCCGTAAGCGCATTTTCAGGAATCAGATTGGCTGCATCCTGGACATTGAGCCCTAAGCTAAAGTCTTTTAACGTGCCTAAATATTTTTCGCTCACATTTTCACCTTCTCTTGTACGACCTCTTTCCAGTTCTTTTCGGTGGCTTGAACGACTGCATACATAGGCACCGCGAGATAAGGAGCATCTTCCCACGTCCGTCCTTGCGCCTTCGCTTCGAATACCCCGCTACCTATCAACCAAGCTTCCCCGGTGACAATGGTGATTTCACGTAGAACCACGTTTAATAAGCCGTTCCCTATGAAGGATACAGCTCCGAATGCTTCACGTATGCCATTGCTTGCGAAAGTTCCTTGCCCGAATAAGCTGATGTCCGCAAGAATGATGTTTGTTGCTATCGCTTCTAATACACCATTCCCCAGCAAACTAGCATTACCATCTACAATAACGACGCCCGTTTGGGTATCGGCATTTGCCACGAATAACCCTTGTCCGATAATGGAGGTCTGTCCGTTTTTGATCGTTACAGGTGTTGCCGTAAGTGTTCCCGTTCCTACCACCGAAGCTAACGCATTTTGTATCTTTGTCGCTGTAGATGATAGAGTACCTGTCCCTAGTAAACTAGCTGAACCGTTCTTCAGAATACGCCCTGTGGATGATAGAGTCCCTGTTCCGATGATGGAAACTATACCGTCTTGTGTGGTAGTGCCTGTGGTTATATCTTCTACCTTAAAATCATCAAAATAAACCGTTCCTGCACCACTTGTACTACGTAATCCGTGAATCGTGGCTGTTTGGTTATGGGTGTCATTAACATTAAAAACGAGCGTTGCGCCTGTGTAAAATTTAATGTTCGTCCCGTTTAACTCTACTTTGAAAATATCCCCAGTATTAACGGTAATCGTACCACTTGTCGCATAAGCACTAGCTGCTCCTGCGACAATTCGGTATAAAATAAAAGTAGCACCTGTTGGAGAATATTCCACATACCAATAGTCATTGTTGGTGATAACCCGAAAACACATACCCACGATTTTCGTTTTATCTACAATAGGCATCGTAACAATGACATCACTTTTACCACAATCCACACCTAAAACGGCACTCACCGCATTAGCTACTGCTCGATTACCTGAAATACCCATTGTGTTTCTGTAGGCAACCCATGTTTGCCCTGTATCTGCTACGCCTAATGAGGATGCGCTATCGGATCTTGTGAAGGAATCTTGAACTATGGTAGTCATTATTCACCACCTACAAACCATGTTACGACATCACTTACTGATAAATTTCTAGCAAAACAAGCTGATTCTAGGTCTGTTACAGGTTGTAGTGTGTCTGTTTGTTCGGATAACCCTATAATAAGAAAATTGCAATGTAGGCATACGTGGTCGGGATTCCAAACGAAAGCACCGTCATAGCTAGGACGAAACGTGTTCTCCTCCGTTCCATCCCCGACTTTTTCCACTAAATAGTAAAACATTAGTCAAACCCGATAGTGACCTGACCTGTTGCTAACCTAAATGAGTCACCGCTTGCCATTGTTTTCGATGCCCCTAATGGCCCGTAAAACAGAGCGTTTCCTGCGCTTGCTGCATCCCATACCGAGACATGGGAAATCGTAATCGCCGGAAGCGCATCCCATGTAATATCGGCTGTACTCACACATGAACCGCCTGACTCTGCGCCTAATGTGACCGCTTTACGGACATACGTCGCGTAGGTTCCTGTTGTCACCTCTGCTACGGCTCCTGTTTCCGTTGGGTCTGCTGTATGAAGCGCAATGTATAGTGTTGTTGGTGGAGTATAGGCTGTGTTTTTTAAGACGTGATTGGCTAGTTTGGACTCCAAATAGTTGGTCATTTTCGTCATTGATAATCACTCCTTTTAGGACCACATATCGGTGATTTGTTGTTGAGCGTTATAGGTAAAAGAATTTTGTATGATAAAATCCTGATAATCTCGTTTTCGGTTGATAAAGCGTGTCATTGCATCTAATTGACGTTCCGGTTCTTCCTCTGCGAATTGGTGGTGGGCCACGGTATACAAGACGAATAAATCATGAAAGGATGGTTCGATTTCGGGAATGTCCGTTTCTTCTGTGATGTGGTTCAATCGCCTATAGTAATACAATTCAATTTGTCCGCTGTCTGGTCCGTTTTGGAGGGATAACACCTTATTCCATACTTTGTAGCCTGTCGAATAGGGATTGGAAAGAGAGACAGGTTCAAACTTGATTCCGTTCACCAGGACTAAGACCATTTCTGTACAATCGTCCGGCAACTCATACGCATTGAGAGAAGAAATATCCGCGAGTTTCTTATCCTCTTTTTTAGTGAGGGGTGATAATTCATCCAAACATCGATTCACCCACCCGATAATATCGCTACTGTCTACGGTATCATCTATATCTTTATTAATTTCTTCGGTTATTTGTTCGAGGTTCATAATTTACCTCCTTATAAAGAAAAAAGCCCTCATTCTAGAGGACTTGAATTTCTTTAGTTACAGATTCACGGATACGCTTATTGACTTCTTGCGTTTTCTTGTGTGACTCTCTCCAAATATCATAAATCACTTTTGGTACTTCAAATTGTTGGCCGCGAGGGATTGCATAGATAATGCCGTTCCATCCTACTGGAACCACATCATCAGGATTATTAGGATCTTCGGGGATTTCGATAGATACTTTTGGCATTTCATCTAGACGTTGACGAAGGGTTTTTTCTTGGCGAGCAATTTGGGCTTCCATATTTCGTTCCGATTGCGAAATTTCTTTTTCTTCCTGTTCTGCTGCTAATTCTTCTGAGATTTGCTCTCTTAATTCTTTTGCGATTTGTTCGCGTAATGCTGCCATTTCTTCGGTTGATAATGGGGTTAGATTTTCTTTCTTAGCCATTTATAATTTCCTCCTAGTTTTCAAATAAAAAAGAGGGGAACACAAAATTCCCCTCTCAAATCATTAAACAGTTGCACCTGACTCATAACGAACGATGCAAAGTTCATTTAAACGGACAGTAGTAAATGCAGACTTCCAAGCCACAGTATTGAATTGATTTAATGGGTCAGCTGTACCGGCAGATCCTGCTTTGTGTACGATAATTTCAGGCTTTGAAGAACCTTGAACATCAGGTACACCATAAGCACCTTTACCGATAAAGACAGTTCCGTACACATCAGCGCCAGTAGCACCAGCACCAGCGTATTTCACCGCATTATCCGCTTCTAAGAAATAAATGCCATACAGTTTACCAAGAACACCTTCCACACGATTCTTTGTATCGACATAGGTGTTTTGGTCTTTCCATTCGGTTGTTTGCATAAGGTCGGTTGCAACATCCGTATGAATGAAAGCTAACCATCCTTTTGAACCATCTGGAAGAGTAATCTTCTTAACTTTGCTACGCTTTAAAGTACGACGTACTTTAAGAATATCCAAAGCAGTAATTTTGTCAGTAGATGCAACCGTTACACGAGAAGCTTTAGCGTTTGCATAAACCACGTTTGTTCCTGCTGCCACAATATCACGAACAATGATATCCATGGATTCTCCAGCATTCTCACCCATTAATTGAGAGGTTTCGGTTAAAAGTGGGTCTAAACCAGTCATGTTGATAAATTCTGAAATCTTCGTCCAGTTCCCATACTCGGAAACAGTCGCGTTGATTTTAGTAATGTTCAGATCCACACCGTCCGGGGTCACACCTTCCGTTAAGGCTGTAGTGGACACGGCTAGAGAGTTCAAACGACGGAAAGAAGTAAGAGCCCCTTTGTTTTTAGGGATGTTCTTCTTTTCTCCGTATTTCATGAAGAATAATTCAGGCAATAATCTTTCAAGCATCGCATCTTGATAAAATTCAGCCTGTTCCGCTGTTAATGAGTTCACTCCTGCAGTAGCGTTATACCCTTGTACATTTGTAGTCATTTATAATTCCCCCTATAATTGGACGTTTTCACCTCTCAACACCCGTTCTCGAAGGGCTTTCTTGTCGGCAGAAGAAAGATTTGTATAACCTGTTTTATGTTCAGCTCCTGCGCCTAAGCTACCTGGTGTTGATAACGTGTTTTGTTGCAATTTTTGAATCGCTTCTTGCTCTTTTTGTTGAGCCAGTTTGGAAAAATTCAATTCTAAATACGCATGAAGTAATGGTACTCCACGTTGTTCCTTAATAGCGAATAGTTCATCGGTGAGATCATCCGGCTTTAGTTCCGGGAATCGCTCACGCAATTGCTCCACTTCTGACTGAAGTTGCTGTTGTTCCTGTTCCTTCGCTCGCATTTCCCTTGCATATTGCATGTCAGGATGGTTTTCTAAGAGTTGATTAAAGGTATCAGGATCAATGCCCGCATCCTCGTATCGTTGCCGCTCTTGTTGTCTCTCTGCCTCTTCTAAGGCTTGGATAAACTCGTCGTGGTTTTGATACCCACTTAGTTGAGCGACTCGGTTGAGATGTTGTTCGTACTCTGTAGCTCGCTGTTGTACCTTGTCATAGTTCATACCCTTTTGAATATAATCAGGGGCTTCGTCATACGACACTCTGACAGGTTCTTTGTTGTATTTGATCTCAAAGTAATTCGGTTCCTGTGTGGTAGCAGGTTCCTGTGTTTGAGTAGGTTCTTGTGTTGCCGGTTCTTGCGTGATTGGTTCGGGAATGGTTTGGTTGCCACCTAATAATTCTTCAGACATATAAATCCTCCTTCGCTATGGTAGGCGAATAGTATAAGCAGTTTACCGTCATGCTAAGGACAAGAATTTATCTTCTTTTATGGCGAAATGTAACGTTTCTATATTTTTTTAAATAATCATTTAATAATTCTTTTGTGAAATCATCAAAAGATATTCCTTCTTCCCAATTAGGATAGTAAGAATAAGAGAAAGGTTGAGAGTAAACCATTTCATTTCCTCCTCATAATAAAAACACCTACTTTTTAGGTGCTGTTTCAGATAACAATTGATTCATAATAGCATCTTGTTCCCGTGGCGATAGCTTCCTAAAAGCATCCTGCTCATGCTTTGGCAATTGAGCGAGGATTTGGTCAAATGGATGAGGCTGATTGGCTTCTTCCTCGGCTTGGGCTTGTTGCTCCGCCATCATTTGTTCTTGTTGCTGCTGTTGCATCATCGTATCTTGTTCTGCCATCTGCTGTTGTTGCATCGCTTGTTCCTGCATCATCTGTTGTTCCTGTTGGGCTTGGATATCTTTTAACAATCTGTCTTTAAACGGAATCACATTTTGAGGCACATATTTCAAATACTGCTCTAACGTAATGAATTGCCCATCGAATAGTTTATCGAGTGAGGTCATCATAAGAGTTTCGCTGTAAGAGCTAGATGGACCAATATCCACCTTCATCCGCATTTCGATGTCTTTGTACTTCTCCCCATTGAACACCGCGCTTTGTGGTTCCCCATCATCATCCTTAACGGTAATTAGACGGTCCGTATTGTAGTAAACTCGCCACATATCCGCCCATATATTGCCGACATCCTCCATCGCTTGGTAAAATCTCCGTTTGATGGATTCTAGTGGTACACTGGATGCTTTCTGCAGCATCATAATAGCCGACGCATTGAGCTGACTTCCCACGTTTTCCCCTAGTGCCGATTCGTTGGCGCCTGCTACCTCTTTCGTTTTGCTGAGGATACTGTCAATCAGGTTGAATGAACCTGTTGACACGTTGCCAGGGTTCAGGTATTGAACTGCATTCCCTACTGAATTCCCTCCACCACCACTGTTCACATTGATGACTTCGCCTGGTGTATTGGTCACATTGCCTGCAACTATCGCACGATCCACAATTACCTTGGGCCATCCCGTCAATTGAGTAGATAGAATCTGCATGGCAATTAATAAGTTGAGCGCTTTTTGGTTAGGGATTAAGGTTTCTGTATCGCCTACCCCAAATATGGAGCGTTTCCGTCTCTTCCACTGCATGGCAACCAATGGGTATAGTTTTAATCGAGTATTTGTTTTCGGCTTCACCACAACCCCGCTAGCGACTTTCAAGAAGTACACCTCGTCGTTTTCTTTCCAATACTTGGTGATGACGGTCAATTTGTCTTTATCCGCCAATTCCTTCTTGGCTAAGTCATACGCTTGGTCTTGGGTATCACTGTCTGACTTTATTAAAGCAATCATTTCCTGCGAGATTCCGTTCCCTTCTGCCTCTTTACGGACATTGGCAACTAGATCCCGATAGGTAATGATGTTGTAAGGTTGTTGCTGGACATTACGGTTTTGAGGATTGCCCGGAAAGTAGTTGACTGGGTCAATAACCTCACCACATAATTTCCCTTGATATTTAAGTTTGCTCCCGCCTTTTTGCGCAGCATCGAAGTAATAATGCCAAATGCCTGTGCCGACATTGGCCGCACTCTCTAACGCTTCTTCGTTGAGATCCTGCTGTTTGACTTCTTCCCACGTGGTATCAGCATAACGTGTGTGAAGGTCAGCTGCTTCAAACTCCACGGATTCTTCCTCCGCCACTTCTTCCGCTGAAAATACCATCTTGATATTCTCATTCATAACAGAAGCAACTTTGTGGTTCTCAATTTGCTCAATCATGTTCACGACGGGACGAGGAAGTGTTTTCGTTTTCTCTGTAGCCTTAGGCCATTGGTCGCCTGCTTTAAACCGTTCGGCCTCTGCCCACTTATCTAAGAATCCCATTTGCTTTTTATACTGGAGCCCATCCTGATATTGCTTTTCAACGGATCCCGCTTGCTCTAATATACTGTCTAGTTTCATTTACTCACCTGCTTTCTTCTGCCCCGTTTACCCATTCATCCAAGATGTTCTGCAATTGTTTCTCCTGCTGTACCGCTTGCTTCTCTTGTTTCGCTTCGATAATCGGTTGAATCGGATTCGGTAGCTTTAATTCTGGAGGTTTTTGTTGTGTTGTTTGAATCTGCCATCTCAATCCTAGTTGAACACTTTTTAACACTAAAAAGCCCACGACAACGGCTGTCAGTGGGATACATAAAGCTATTAAGATTACCATTCGATATACTCCTTTTCGGTTTCGTTATTGTTAAACATCCAGTGAGGATTTGGTTTGTTTGGTTCCGGTAATTCCGCATAGAAATAATACAATCGATTTAATGCCTGACTCATAGAATCCACATCATCATCATGTTTTCCTTTTGGGAAAGATGCACATTCTTCTACAAAGTCATGGATCCACTCCGCATTCCGTGGAAGATGCACATTGCCAGCTTCGATGTAAGGCGAGACTGCATTCACCCTTGCTACCTTCCCACCTTGAGGATTAATGGCAATCATCCCGCCTATCTCACTCTGGAGCATGGAGATAATAGCAGGACCATTGGCTTTATCCTCTACTAACCTCGCATGAGCATTGGGATGTTTCTTCGCCATGTTTCGTATGGTTTGGATGGTGGTTGGGAAATTCATTCGAGCTTTCACCCTATCCTTTAGATATGCATTAGCTCCCACTTTCCCCCATACCTGGATAGATACAAAGTCATTATCATCTTCATCTTTAAAGGCAGCATCCACACTCATAATCTCCACGGCTAATTGTGGTAGCTTATCGTAATACTTCCACCAATCCCGTTTGAGGATATTTCCTTCTTGAGAAGTCGGTCTGCCTTGATACAGCGCATTGAAGGAAGAAGGATATCGTTTCCTCTCCTCGATAAAGGAATAACTATATCGTTCAGGCCACAACGGTTCACCTTGACCCCGACCTAGTATGTCGTTTTCCTCAGCTTCCAATGGAAAGTTATACACTTGCCAGTCTAATGGTTCCCCGTATTCAGTATTCAACAACCTACCTTGCAGATCGTCTTCATGCCAGCGTGTCAGAATCAAAATGACAATCGCCCCCGGATGTAACCGTGTAGAAAAACTATCTACCCATTCATCCCATATCTTTTCACGATGCGTTTCACTGTCTGCTTCTTCCCGGTTCTTAATGGGGTCATCTATAATCATTAAGTCTGCACCTTGCCCGGTTATCCCGGCTAACACCCCACGGCTAATCATACCGCCTATATTATTATCTAAAGCCCATTCGTCATGAGCTGAACTGTCTCTCGCTATTTCAATATTAAATAACTCTTTGCCATACTGCCGCACCTTTTCTTTGTTCTTCTTCCCGAACTTCCGAGCAAAGGTATCGTTGTAGGATATCTCAATGATTCTATCCTCTGGAAACTGTCCAAGATAGTAAGAAGGTAAGGTTTCTGTTATGGTCATTGATTTACTATGACGAGGTGGCATATTCAAAGCAATGTATTGATTCTCTGTTGGTATCAAACCATCACGCATCTGTTTCTTTTTATCGATGGCATTCTGAATGACAGTGCCTATAAACTCGGTATGATGTGCTTTCTTATATCTGCCTTCATGAGTATAGACCACATATTCCATGTAATCTTTACGAGCCAACTCTCGTTTGATATCAATCAGCCTTAGTGAGGATGCTTTCAATTTGTTTCAACTCCTCGACTGACAACTTACTTAGATCGGTTTCTACTGTATGATTCATCTCACCTGTAATTTGCTGTTTTTCTATAAAGGCAGCGTTTGTTTTAGCAATGTATTCAGAAGCTTTCAGACGATGTTTTAAGTCAGCTTCGTTATCTCGGATGGTATCACTCCAGAAACGTTTCACTTCTTCCATACTGACAATTCTGTCATTCTCAAGCTGTTTGTTGCGTTCTTGGATATATTCTTTTATGCAACTATTTGCAACTAATTTATGTGCATTTCCTCTAGCATAAGCTTTGCTATAACCAGCTTTAATCGCTGATTCCTCCGCGTTTGCACTTTTAATGTAATAATCAACGAACCGCTTTTGTCTCTCATTTAGTGTCACGTCATATCACATCCTCCTATTGAACCGTGATT